TTCTACAACCATGACATCATCTGTTTTGTGATTGATAATAAAGTCATATCTAGATTTACCATCAATTTTCATTCTTCTAATAACGCCAGAGTCTACTGATTTAGGAATTGTAAACTCATCTTCTTTTCCAGTAAATATTTCATATGGTCTTCCTTCAAACAGGCCAACGAATGCTATCCATCTTTCTCCCTTGTTAACAAATCTGTGCACATCAGCATCTAAAAATTTTGGTCTTTTTGGAGCGTGGCTATCTTCAAACATGTGTTTCTTTTCACTTTCTTTCTTTTCAGATTCACTAATTAAAACACCGCTTCTTGAACCATCTCTGTATACTGTCATTCCCTTGCAGCCACTTTTCCACCCAGTTTCATAAACCTTGGCAACAGTTTCTTCAGAAATATTTTCTGGTAAATTAACAGTAACAGAAATAGAGTGGTCAACATGTTTTTGAACCATGCCCTGCATTTCAACTTTTTTCACCCAATCCACATCATTTGATGTCGCTTTGTAATAAGGCGATTTTTTGATTATTTTTTCAATATCTTCTTTAGGAAAATTAATTACTTCGTCAACTTTATATCCATTTGCTTCTAAATAAACTAAAAATTTATGATGAAACACTGGATACTCTTGCCAGCAATCACCAACGCTATCAGTAAAATCAACTCTAGCGTTTTTATCATTAGGGTTAATTTTTCTTCTTCTCATATACATGATCATAAACGCTGGTTCAATTCCAGAAGTTGTTTGTGTTAAAATTGACACTGACCCAGTTGGCGCTATTGTAAGGATGGCAATATTTCTTCTGCCGTACTTAACCATGTTGTCATACAATTCTGGATCTTCTTTTTTAATTCTAAGAATAAAAGGATTGTTTTTTTCTTTTTCAGAATCATAAATAGGAAAAGCACCTCTTTCTTTTGCTAACTCAACAGAGCTTGCATATGCAGCCAACTTTAATACTTTGTGAACTTTTTCAGCAAACTTATTTCCTTCTTCGGTACCATATATAATACCAAGAGCTGCCATCATATCACCTTCAGCTGTAATACCTAGTCCAGTTCTTCTACCTTGGATACATTTGTTTCTAATGTTGTTCCAAAGATTTATCTCTGCTCTTTTTACTTCTTCATCTTCTGGGTCGCTTTTTATTTTACCTAAAATTTCACCGCACGGATTTGTACTTGTTGTTTTAAACCCTAAATCTGCATAACAATCTGGAATTGATTCTCTGATGATTGTATCCCAAAATAAAACACCTGGCTCAGCTCTTTTCCAAGCATTGTGCACTATTTTTTTCCAAAGCGGAGATGCATCTATTTCTTTTGTAAACTTTGGTTCATTTGAATCAATTGGATATTTTTGTGTGAATTTCTTTTCTGCTATTGCAGCTTTCATAAAATCATCTGCAACTCTAACAGAAACATTGGCACCTGTTACCTTTTTTTCATCCATTTTAGCGTCGATAAAAGCCTCTGAATCTGGGTGTACAATTGATATTGATTCCATTAAAGCGCCCCTTCTACCATCTTGAGCAACTTCTCTTGTTGAGTTTGAAAAACGCTCCATAAACGGCACTACGCCAGTAGATGTTAATGCTGAATTTTTTACTGGCGTTCCTTTTGGTCTAACAAAAGATAAATCTAATCCAACTCCAGCTCTACGCTTCATTAATTGAACCAACTCTTGATCTAGTTTTAAAATTCCACCGTAAGAATCTGAATCTTTGTCATTTCCAATAACAAAACAATTTGATAAAGACACATATTGAAAATTATTTCCAATTCCAGCCATAGGACTACCTTGTGGAACAAGATATTTGAAATCTTTGATCAGATCATAAATTTCTTCTTCATAAAGAGGGTTAGGAAATTTTGATTCTGCTCTTGCGAATTCTTTCGCAATTCTTCTGTGCATGTGGTCTGGGGTAAGTTCAAAAATATTCTCATTAGAATCTTTCAACGCATATTTATTAACCCAAACTTCAGCCGCCAAACTATCTCCGTTGAAATATTTTAGCGATGCCTCTATCGCTTCTTCTCTAGTGTAAGTCACTAATTCTTTTTCTTGTTTTGTTTCTGTCATGATTATATTTTGTTCCATATTTTTATTTTTTTTAAGGGGTAAAAATAAATAAAAGCAAAAATTCTATTTTTAGCCTTAATTCTATTTTACTTTGTTTACAAGCAATATCTCGTTGATTTCTAGGTTGATATTATTTTGTGAATTTTTTTGATTATCTGTTTGTTTTTGTTTTTTTTCATTTTTTTTTGCCATAATCATACTTGGATCAATTTGACGAATATCTATGAAAATTTTTGATGTATTAAAATCGGCTGGTAAATGAAAACCATCTGCACCATTTCTATTTTTTAAAACACCTATTGATGCTGTATTTTCTAATTTATCATCAGGTGTTCTTCCAACGCCTATTACCACGTCTGCAGCTCTAGCATTACCCAAAGATTCTCCAATTGTTCTCAAAGATATTTCTTCTTGATCCATACCCTCTCTATTAGTTTGTGCCGCATTCCAAATTGGCACATTTAATTCCACTGCCATTCCTCTAATTCCAATGTAGATGCTATCTAAAGAGTGTCTTTTTTCGCTATAATTATCGGTTGGTTTCAAAAGATCTCCGTAATCAATAAAAATAATATCTGGAACAAAACCTTCATTAACTTGTAATTGTTTTGTATATGACGAAATATTTTCAACAGTGGCTTGCCCAGTAGCAAAAGCTTTTATAATTATATCTCCGCCAAGTGCTTCTAATTCTTCAACTCTTTCTTTGATAACATCCGTAAATTCCCAAACCTCTTTTATTGGAAGTTGATTTATACAAGCATCAAATCTATTACCAACAGCGTTTTCGGATAATTCTAAAGTAAAATACAAAACCTTTTTACCTTCAAGGAAAGCTGTGGTTGCAAACTTAACAAGAAGCATTGATTTTCCTCCGCCAGTAGGGGCCAAAACAATTCCCATTTCGCCAGGAGATAAACCGCCACCTATGTGTTTGTCCAGCGATGGCATTGCTGATATTGGTCTTCTAAAATCGCCCTTTAAACGTTTGTCAGCATCTTTGATATAACTGTGCCCAGACTCTTTTGGTTCTCCAGCCCTCAAAGCTTCTTGAAGGTCTGGGATCATTGAATCAAAGTTTTGTTTTTTCCAATTTACAACAATCTTTTTTATACAATTTTTTACACTTTGTATTTTAAAATATCTGTAAGCGGAATCTTGTACGTGTTTTTCGTTATCTATTTTTATTTTTTCAATATTTTCAATTAAGCCAAGAAGATGATCTTTTGTTAAGTCTTTTTCTTTTTCGTTTATAATATCTCTAAGAGAAGAAAATCTTGCCACCTCCCTATATTTTTTAAAAAATTTTAATTCATAATCAAGAATGATTTTTTGATAACTATCGAAAAAATCTGTTTGCAGTATATCAATTATCTGTTCAGCAAAGCCATTTTTATTTGAAATTAAAATGTGTAAAAATCTATTTTGATAATCTACATCAAAATGGACCATTGTGTCTTCTTCTAAAAAAGCACTTATATCATCTACGTTTTTATTCTCCTGTATTTGTGTCATTTTTTGAATTTAAATCTTTCCACATTTTATCCTTATGAATCTCTGTTATTTTTTCTTCTAACTTATTAGCCATATCCTTAAAAAAATAATATAGTCTTAAGTCTTCATCTTCTGATATACCAGTTGCATAATCGGGAACTTCAATCTCGACCTTATGTATTACTTTGCCGTTTAGCTCCAGCTTAAAAACAAATTCTTCTTTTGAATTTATTTTTTCGAGCTTTTCAAAAATTCTTTTACTCATTATAGCGTCATTTTATTAGAAAACTCTCTTTCTTTTGACATAATCATATAGTAAGGAGAAAGATAAGCCTCAATATATTCCATACCTATGAACCCAATTAAACCCTCTTTAACAATCATAGATACGGCGCTTGTAATATCTCTTCCGCTGGCCAGTGGAGCATGCTTGACAACATCAACCAATTCCTTTGCTTCTTGATTTAAAAAAGGCTTTTTTAAATTCATTAATTTAGCATTTCGATATAAAATATATTTTGCTTCAATTATTTTATCATAAATTTTTGATTTACCTTTTTTCTTATCTTTCTTTGCCTCATAGCATTCTTCCACTAATTTATCATATGTGTATTTTTCCTTACTCATACGTGGGAATAATTCTAATAACTTTTCCCTGGTGACCCCTTTTACTTTGCTTATCTCGTCTGAAGTATCACCATCAAAACATTTAAATAAAAGTTCGTTTTCTACAATGGCATTATATTTTTCTTCATAATTTTTTTTATCAAGAATTAAAAAGTGGTCTGGCGTTATTATTTTAACCTTATCAGAAATTAATTGTCTGAAATCTCCATCTCTACTAAAAATAAAAATTTCATCATCGTCTACTTCACTTTTTAAAATATATTGAGCAATTAAATCATCAGCTTCAATATAGTCAACTTCCATCTGGCGTATATATAATTCTTCTAGAATGTTTTTTATTACCAATTTTTGTCTAAACATTTCAAACTTTTCCTTTTCTTTTGGATCGGTTGTCACGCCCTCATTAATAAGCATTCTTATTTCATTTTCAAAGTTTTTTCTTTTTGATTTATATTGTGGATATATTTCCCACCTTAATTTTCCAGCATTAAAACCGTCCCAAGCCACAACTACTCTATCTGGAACCACTTTATTTATAACCTCTTTAAGTGTGAACAAAAACCCAATTACCCCACCGCAAAGCTCGCCATTGCTGCTTCTAGCGCTTTTTTGAGAAAAAAAATTTCTCTTTAAATTCCACTGCCCATCTACTATTAACACTTTCATTGTTACAAATATAAGAAAAAACCTAGACAAATTATTTTTTTTTGGAAAAAAAAGGCGGGAAATATTCCCGCCCTGTTTTTTATCTGGGTTTTTTAATTTTTAATCAATTGATTCCTCTGGTTCTGAACCATATATCTCAACAGAATCCTCAGATTCTTCAAATATATTCTCAAGAGAGTCAATGTCTCCGACCATGTCTCCAAGTAATTTTGAAAAATAATCCATATGTTCAAGTTGATATTTTTTTATCTCCTTTTCTTCGTCTAGGATATAACCAGTTGGTGTTACTATAATTTTACCATTAGTACTTATACCATTAACGTGGTTTTTCTCCAATTGAAGTTTTACCCTTGAACCCCATGTGATTTCTTTACCTTTACTCTTCACCTTCATTTTATTAATTCCAGATGAACTTACATTACCAAAAGTAATAATGAATGTAGCATCATACCACATTGTTTTACCGCCTTTGTTTTCCATTCTTGGTTGTCCCATAACATTTTCTGGTTTTTGTGTCCAAACTTTATTCACACAAACAAGCGAGTTAACCCATGGAGATTCTAATTTTCTAGAAGCTACAATTCTTTGATTAATACTTCCACCAAATTGAACTGACATAGCGCCAGCGTTCCACTCGTTGTTGTTTTTTTGTTTTTCAACGCTCATTTTACAAGGAAGTGAACCAACACTATCCCAGAAAAAAGCAAGGTCAAATTTTAAACCAGACTTTGGATCTTCTTGGTCATCTAATGTTTTGTTAATAAACTCTGCAACGTCCTCTATTGTTCTGAGTGTCGATCTATCAACATAAATAAAGAATCCTTCATGTCCAGTTACTTCGCCAGTTTTTTCATTTATAATTTCTTCAAATTCTAAACCTAACATTTTAGCGTGATCCCAAGACCACTTCATCTCTGAAATAATAAAAACTGGTAAAATATTTCTTTTTTGTGCGCTAACCGCAGCTTCAATCAAAGCTGTCGTTTTACTTGAATCAGAGTGGCCTCTTAAGATGGTAATATGTCCAACTGGAATACCTCTAACTCCAGTCACCTCACGAAAAGCTGGAGATAAATCCATCCACTCTTGTGTTTTATATTCTGTCTTGTCTAATCCCTTAGATTTTTTATAGGCTTCTAAGTTTGCCATCTTTTTTACTAATACTTTACTTTTACCATCGCTCAACGCTACCTGGTTTTTTTCTGCTACAACTTGTTTAGTTTCGTCAGTCTCTTTTTTCTTTGCCATTGTTTTTTATTTTTTTAATTGTTATGATAAAAAATAAGCTAGTTTTTTATAAAAACAAAAAAACTAGACCATTTGTTAATAAGTTATTTTTGTTTTTCTTTGATATTAAAGGCCTCAGAGGGAAAGTTTATTTTTTTACCCTTTTGAATTGTTAATAAAAAAAAGAGCGTGATTAACGCTCTTTCTTAATTTTTACCTATTTAGTTTTCTTCTAATGGAACGTTAGCTTCTTTCCAATCAAGACCTTTTTTGTCTTTACCATCTGGATATTTTCCAACTACCTTTGTTCTTAAATAAAAAATATCTGGATTTTCAGTTTGTTGACCGAAGTTCAAATAAGCTTTACATTTTCTACATTTAACAAGTGTGTATTTAAACTTGTTTTTTGCTACGTGAGCTGAAAGCTCAAGATCGTTGCTTTCGCAACAACCGCATTTTTCAACGTCTCCAAATGACAAATTTTTTGCCATCATTGTAACGTCGTGAAAATTCGCCCCTTCAAATGAATAAGAGTGAATTTCATTACCAATTTTCTTTTTTACAAAATAAGTGATCTTTCCCATGATTGTGTGTTTTTTATATTATTATAATAAAATATAATATAATAGAAACACAAAATCAAGGCTATAAAAACCTAGATATTAACATTTTTAAAAATAAAATTGATTTTTTTGTTAATAGTTAACCTATCTCTTTGAAGTTATTCCCTAAACTGTAATCCACATTGAACAACATGCCTTTGTGGTGAGCCAACAACTCTTCTATTTTATCTAAAACAAAGGTTTCTGACGGCTCCAAATCAAATACCATAGAATCGTGTACCTGAAACAGGAATTGTGTCTTATATGGCTTTAAAAGCTCTTTTATGTCGATTAATTTATCAACCACTATTTCAGATGCGTATGTTTGACAATAATTATTAAAACTTGATCAGATAGTTATATAGAAATCTTTGTTTTTGTTTTTTATACATATTTATAACAAAAACAATATGATACTAACCAAAACAGTTAAAACAAAAATGGTTCCTTTTACAAGAAAACACTATGAATCTTTAAATTATATTTATGAATCAAATAAAGAAATTGAGATTCCAATTGAACATTTGCCTCTTGGAAGTAGTGTTTTAGTTGACGTTATTTGTGCTGGCGAATGTAAACAACTCTTCTCCATAAGATATGGAGCGTATATAGATGCTGTTAAAAAAAATAGTCTTTTAAAAGATTATTGTTGTAAAAAATGTTTTCCAAAAATAAGGATAGAACTTTTTGTAAAAAAATATGGCGTTAACAGCCCAATGAAACTTGAATCGTTTAAAAATAAAAAAAAAGAAACTATGCTTAAATTATATAATGTAGAATATTCTATGCAAAATAAAGAAACAGTAAAAATAGGAAACAAAACAAGGAAAAATACAGTTAAAGAAAAATACGGAGTTGATAATGTTTTTTTTATACCAGGTGTACGAGATAAAAAAAACAACACCATGTTGGAATTATATGGGACAATAAATTCGCAAGAAATACCAGAAACAAAAAATAAAACAAAACAAACATTGCTAGATAAATATGGCGTAAATTCTGTTAGAAATATTCCTGGAGTTGAAGAAAAGATAAGACTAACAAAAGAAAGACTTGGTTTGCAAAGGCCAAAAGAGCTAATATCTGCTCTTGAAAGTTTTAGATATCAGTGTGTGACACTTAAAAATAAAATGAAAAAAGAACTATTTAAAATTTGGGATGGCTATGATTTTTATGATAAAGAGTATATAAAAAATAATTTATGTCTTCCTTCAAACGATCCGTGTTATCCAACAATAGACCATAAAATTTCTATTTTATACGGTTTTTTAAACAATATAACTATAGACGAAATATCTGCTTTTGAAAATTTATGTATAACCAAAAGAAAGCTAAACTCTAAAAAGAAAGGAAAAAACGAAAAAGAATTTATCGAGAAATTACAATCTAACTAAATCTTTATAATTATTACCCATACTTACACTGACATTTAAAACCATGCCTTTATAATTAACTAATAATCTTTTAAGCTCTTCAATAATAAAAAATTCATCTGGATTTAAATCAAAAACCAAAGAGTCATGAACTTGAAATAAAAATTTAGTTTTATATTTTTGTAAAAACAACTTTATTTCAAACAATTTATCAACTACAATATCTGAAGCATATGTTTGCAACCAATTATTAAAGCCAGCAAAATCTTTATTTGGTTTTACAATCGTACCTTGCGGCGTTATTAAATAACCGTTTTCTTTTAAAATGCCATTTATTTCTTTTGATTTTTTAATTATTGGACTTAAAAATTTTTTAATCTGGTATAACTTTAATTCTGGACTTTCAAAACAGCTTAACTTTTTTAACAATAATTCATCCCCAGCTCCATACAACAATGGGTGTACTATACTTTTTGAAAATTCACGTTCTTCGATGGTTGTTTCAAAACTATCATAAATTATAAAAGAAACTTCTTGATGCAAGTCTTTTTGTACATATTTTTCTATATACTCCTTTTCACCTGTCTCGTAAACAGCTATCTTTGTTTCAAACGAGATATAATCAAAAACCAAAATTTTACCTTCATTAAATCTAGAAATTATTTTTTTTCTATCATCGTTGTTGTGCTCTAAATTTTGTGGATTATATTCATCTTTTGCAACAATCCTTCCAGTTAAAGTTCTTTTATTTGAATATTTTATTTTAGCTAATTTAAATTTTTTTCTATATTTGAAATTTAAATTTTTGTTAAATTCTTGTGTAAAAGCTATTTCTCTTCTAGAAAGCCAAAATGTAATTTTATCTCTCTCGCACATTCTTTTATAAAATTTTTCTTCTTCAAAATCCAACGCAATAGATGTGTGTTTGTTTAACATAAAAGGAATATATTTGTCCATTTTTATATTCGGAGCAATTGTAAAATATTGTTCTTGTATTTCAACGCCATATTTAACCCAAAACAAACTATCTAAAGCCAATACATTGTTTAAAATATCAATATCTAAGTAGTCGCAAATATTATTATATGAAAAACATACAATTTGATATTTATTTAAAATTTCAGTTAATGTTTTTTTAAAATTAAGATCTATACATGCTAACGCTTTTATGTTTACAACATAATTTTTTTCATTGTTATAAATATATAATGCACCACAATTAAAATGAATAAATGTTTTTTTGTTTTTAGGTAACCAGTTTATTATTGAGCGATTAAAAAAATCCTCTACCAATCGAATAAAGTCTTTTTCGTTTTCATTTTTACTATAAGCCCATTCTAAATTATTTAATATTTTAAAATTAAAAATATTTTGATCTGGGTATTTATTTTTTATTGAATTCCAGCCCACAATCAAAGTAGGTACATCATAATAATCTTCTTCATTAAATTCTTTTTTTATATTAACTGGAAATTTTTGAAAATGTTCTGTTAGAATTTCACAATCTCTATTGTCTTCTGTGATAATATTGCAAATATGAAATACATTATTCATAAATACAAACATACAAATATTTTATTAATCACACAAGTGGCTTTAATGTGTTTGATTGATTTTCATATAGTATAACACCAAGTCTTCCTATACTTGTTAGAATGTCTTTAATGTCTTGGTGTGCTCTCACAACAGCCCCATTAGGGTCATTTATATTGTACGTTCCATCAGCATTTTTGCCAACAATCACCATCCAATGCTTTGTTGAAGCATACTTTGTTTGGTTATTGCCAACAGCTGGCTTATTATTAATTGTTAAAATTTTACCTTTTTTTGCCATACTTCCAAGTGAAGAATATTTAGGTGGCTCTGTTAACAAAGTCTGCATTATAACTGGATATCCCATCATTAAATACTTGTCAATAAAAGATTGGGTAGCCTCAGACCCAGATTTTTGAGGGTTTAAACTAGAATTTAAAATTTTTGATACAGATGCTGAACCAGGATTATTTCTTATATATTGATTTAAATTTCTCAATATTAATCCCCAATTAGCAAAAACATCATTATTGTTCCATTTAAATACTTGAGCTGGCGTAATTGTATTTAATCCAGTTAAATACCTGGTTACCATAGCTACAGAAGATATACAACAACCAGCTGCTTTTATAGATAATTTTATCCCTTTTGGATTAGCTGAAGTCTCACTAATCATTCCGCCCCAAGCTGTATCGCCTTGATTAAAAATTGGAACCCTATTTGACCCAATTGCTAAAACAGAGTCACTACTTACATTATTTTCTATTCTAGGATCATAATCTAAATCTTCCTCTTTTAGTTTAACAGTTTGATCGAAATCATCTTGCGTATATGCAGACACACTTAATGGTAAAGATTTAGACAATATTTCCAAAGAATCAAGTGTGACAGGCTCTATTCCAGCGAAATTTCCATTTTGAAAATCCATTCTCATTTTAATTCCCTCGGCAGTAGTGTTCATATTATTTGGCACAAAACTGTGCCTTACTTTCATTATTTGGTACAGCCCATTAAAAAGAGGAAGTGAATTTAAATAAAAAAATTGCATAGGAAAAATTTGAGCATTACCATCTATTTCAATGGATGCCTTGTAACTTCTACCTTCCATTACTGATAGCATAGAGCAATCAGTTGTTACCTTTTTATTTTGATTTTCGTTATCAACCAACCTTTGAAGGTTTATTATACTTTCTGCTGTTGGCTTATTTTCTTCTGTGCTTACATTTATGCTCTTAACAATTTGGTTTCCTGGGTCGCCAAATCTTATGTCAAGAGTTCCTTCTGGAAGCCAACTAACATCATCAATCAATGGTGGTAGCTTTTTGTATGAATTACTAAATGCAGATCTCGATTCTGGAGTTGGCACAAATTGTACATAAAAGAAATTTTTTATTCTTTGCTCACTAACTGGGTGCGGTGAAAAAATTTCACTTGTGGTAAATAAACCAGGATCTCCTGGCATTGGAATGAACAGAAAATTATTTTGGGAACAAATTTGAGTAATAGCTTGTAACACTGTTGTGTTTCCATTTGCTTTACTAAGAGGATCAATGTTAATTATTGAATTTTTTACATTAACATTTGAATTATTTTTTGCTAAAGAATTTAATGGGTATCCATATAAAAAAGTATTGCTGGCAGCGGCATCTGCTATTGAAGAAGCCATGTCGTAATTTATGTGATTGCCATATCTTTTTGACATCTCATCTGCGATAGAACCTTTTGAATCATTTATGGAGCCTCCAGATTCATTAGAATCTTCTAATATTAAAACCTCCCATTGGTGATATAAAACATGCATTTGTTTATATAATAAATCACGTTGATCAGCTGATTTTCCAAGAACATCTGAAATAAATTGTTCTTTTTTTTGTTTAACACTCTCTATGCTAGTTTTCAATTTTCCACATATTCTTTTTATCCACGCACGATGAACAACCGCTTCAGGTGTTTTTACAAATGGACCAAAAACTAAATTGTTATCAGTTCCTGGGTGATGTATTACTGAAAATGATATATTTTTTGCTGGAATTTGATCTTTTTGCAAATCATCTGGCGAACAATATCTATTTTTAACTGTAAAATATGTATAGCCAGATTGTGTAACACTTCGTGTGTTATAAAAATCATTATTCGGATTTAATAACCTAGAATAATCTAATAATAAACCATCAGAAATCTTTTTCCCACTAGAATCTATACCAGTTAAACTATTCATTGAATCAATAACTGGTAAAAGTTTTCCATTTGTACCTTGTGGGTTAGTTACATTTACATAACCAAGAGGTTCAGGTTTTAATTTTTGTTTTTCTTTGTCATTTTTTATATCTGAATCACTTGGCGAAGATGCAATCTGCTCTGTTTTATTAGAATCTGGACTTTGAATTGCCACATAAATATACGAATCACTTCTATAATCTAATGGCTTAAAATAACATAGGCCATTATTAACTACCTTCCTAGCTTGGAAAAATGTTGTGTCTATAAAATTTGAATTTGTTGTATCAATGGAATCCGTTTTACTTGTTGGCTTTTTTGTAAACCAACTTGGTATTTCATCTCTTAATGTTGTTGAAATTAACCCTGTTTGATTCGAGAAAGTACCATCCCAATTTGCTGGTTTTTCTATTAATACTTTAAAATCAAGTAATTCATTTGGCAACTCTTTATTTTTTTCACTTAAATATTTTGAAGAATTATCTAAAAATATTTCCCCTCTTAATTCCCCTTGCTTGTTTGGACTTTTTAAAGATAACGCATCTTCAGTTAACATGTTTTCCCAAAAAGCACAGAATCTTTCTAGTTTATTTAATTCGTTCTCTTGGAGAGAGCCCAAAAGATTATCGTCAATATTCTCCATTTCAGCATCTACGAGAGCAATAATATCGTTAGATGACGTTCCTCTATCCACTTTAAAAAATGTATCATAATCACCTGGAAAATTAGGATCTGGACTCCTTGTTAAATAGGCAACAATACCACCTCTAACTAAAATATTTTGAATAATATTTTGAAAATATGGCTTGTATGGGTTTGGTCTTAAAGCCTCTAAGTTATTTATTCTTTTTTTTATGTATGCTGATCCAGAATTTTGAAGAGCTCCTCCTAATTCACTTTCTGATAATTTATCTATTGCAATACCTTCACTTATTGCTTTTATAAAATTATCAACAAATTTCATTTCATATTCATCTGCGCCAACACTAGAACCATATTCATTAATCGCTGGTTTCTCTTCTTGTTTGTCATTAAATTTTAAAGGAAAACTTTTCCCAATTAATCCAGTATTAAAATCGTCTCGTAATGGCTCATTTATTTTTTTTCCTTGATACCCAGCTTCGAGAATCCTACCCATGATGTAACCAGCATCCTCAGACAACTGCTTAAAAACTTCTCCAATTGTTATTTTTTGAATTTGGCTTTTACTAGAATCATATGTTTTTGCTTTAATTGCGTTATCTATTTGTGTCACATTTTGAGAAAGCAAAGTAATACGATTAGCTATTGCTTGAGAGTATATCGTGTCGTCTAATGCTATAAATTCTTTGAATGTTATTTTTTCTGGTTTTAAATTTCCAATGTCAGCGGTTAATAATAAAAATTTGTTTATTTTGCCAATGTTTTGAGCGCTTAATGCAAATGACCTAATTTTAACATCATCAGAAATATCTATATTTCCTTCGCCACTTGGTCTATTAATTGTAATTGGAGTAAAATTATTTACAAACTTATCTACTACTTGCCCAGTTATAGTTTCATTATAGTTAACCAATTTTTGAATATGTATAGCCTCATAAATTCTTTGAGATTTTAAAAGACCAACTTGAGTTAAAAGTGTATCAAACTCTTTTGTAGTTTCTTTAGTTTTAATCTCAACCTGCTTACCTATTCTTATTAAATCAAATACAGTTTGAACCTTTTGAAAATCTTCATCACTCATTGTTTGTCTTTTCAACGCTTTTACAGCTTTTAAATATAAAAATGGCAAATCAGCCATAAAGCCCCATTGGTTTGGCACAAACTCGCACTTGATATTATAACTACCATCTGAAGGGTCATAGGTTGTACTTGAACGCTTCATGTTCAACATCCATGTCGATGATCTTCCAAGTTCTCCTTTGAATGTGAATAAAAATTTAGGTGGCGGCCAATTAAATAGAACTGAAAAATCTGCCTCAGCGCTATTAATTCCTTCTGAGTCTAAAACATTGTTTTTTGTTTTTCCAAACGCTGTGTTGCCATATAAATCCTTAAACGATATTGTGACAATTGGTTGCATAGAAGTGTTTACTTCTATTTCTATATTTGTTATACCAAACCCAATACTTTCCTTGTAAAATTCTACTCCGAAAATTTTCTTACCAGTAAAATCAGTTTTTACACCATCAACAATAGCCTCTAGCCTCACATCAAGTGTAAGATCATTGTGTTCAAATTGTGGCAATCTTTCTATTGACATTATTTATCTCTATTATTAGCGATAAAATTTCTCACTTCCGTTAAAACATCTTTTAATGGAAACGGAATTCTTATCACTGTGTTATCTGGAATATCGAACTCTAAACAATAATCTGGGTTAGCCCAAAGTATTAGTCTTGTTAAAGTTTCGTCTTCATATATTTGACCAGCAATATAATCTAATCTCATTCGTTGAGAATGATAGGTGATATATTTATCTGTTCTTCTATTAGTTATTTTAATAGCTGGCATATCTTTTAAAGTGTTTCCTACTTTTAGATCTTTATAAAAATCAAATGGCATACTTATAATATATTATAAAAAATTAATAAACTAAACATTATTCAAGAGAGCTTGATTTTGTGCCTTTTGGAGCATAAAAACCATGAACATCATCAGAAAGAACTGGGCTTCCATTAGAGGAACCATAAGAACCAACGAATTTAAAGTTGATTGAAACTGTCGCCCACATTGGCTGAACTCTTCCGCTATCTAAAGTCCACGGCGCATTTGTCATGTTAAAACTAACGCTATCAATAATGATATCGCTATCCCACCAATCGCCAAGTTTAATGTGACAAACAGGTGGTCTTGTAAAAGAAAATCCAGAATTACCTTTAGCAGAAGATGGTCTAGTTAATTTTCCTAAAAAATCCATTTTCGTAACAAAATCCACTTTATCTCCAGAGAAAAAAGCAGGTTGAAACGCTAGGTTTTTTACCATTGTATTTATTCTTTCTTTTGTCTCTATCAACTTGCTGTCAATTGTATTTATTCTTTCTTTTGTCTCTATCAACTTGCTGTCATTTGTTTCGTTTGCGTTTGAAGAAATTCCATTATACACATTAATCATATTTTTGTTTGACTCTGAATAATTTGTATCCTTATTTTCTCCAACAAAAGAATTATTTATAGATTTTGTTAAAGAGTCAACTTGTTTTTGCAAATTTTTTATATCTCTATTGTTTATAGCTTGCGTTTTAATATCACCATTTAATTGTTCTTTTTTTGCTAAAGATTGTTCTATCGAACTTTGACTAAATTTTTTATTTTGATTTTGCTTGTTGTCTTTATTTGTAAAATGAATATCTTTTAAATCAGTTTTTGTTAATTTAATTGGCTGCATGTTTGCGTCTGAAAAATTTGTACCAAGCAAAACATCATTTGAATAATCTGTTAAAACAACAAAAGTTATAGTTCCCTCTCTTGAAGAATTATTGTATGTATATATTGATTCTGGTCTTCCGAGATAATTCAACGTATTCCAATTAGCACCAAAGCTTTCTGAATAATCTTGTATGTATGGCGGAAAGTAAAAACCGTCTCCAGAAGAAAAGTTTTGTATATAAAATAAAACCTTCTCTGCATTTCCATCGCTATAAGGATTTGCAATTGTATATCTTTGTCTAGACACCCTGTCTTTTGAGCCATCTCTTCCAACAACAAAATTGTGTTGATTTTGAACATCGAAGTTTTTTGCAAAAGTTGACTCTTTAGAATCTCTTATTTTTCTTATAATTCCCAACACACCTTTTGTCCCAGCTTGAAATTCTTCATCCATTAATGGATTGCCAGGTGTGGTCTTACTCATTAACTCAGTAGCTCTAAAAACATCTTCTGGGTTTTTATATGTATAATTTCCAGTTGGTGCTAATTGACTAAAATTTACATTTCTAATTGTAAATGAATTTGGATTACTTGCTAATAATGCTTGAAAACCTTCACTAGTGTTTGATTGAAGAACGTTGTAATAATCAGAGTTAAAAGGTTGTATGTTACTTATATTATACGCATTTCTTGAAATGTTGAAATTTCTTATAGCGTCTGTAATGGAACCATTAAACACAAAATCCCCACTAGGTATAATTTGAAAATCTCCTGGACTATCATTTCCATAAAGTCTTTGCAAAGGAGTGTGAATAGACAAAAAATGTGCTTGTGATTCAACATCGTTTGCTTTTCTCATTTCTTGTGCAAATTGGTCAATTGACAATTTACCTTTTCTATTTTTTGTCAACAAAATTTGTCTCAACAAAGCGCC